TACTCAGTTGAAGAAAGAATCTCTTACAAACAGAAATTATTACGTGACAGCAAATGTTACATTGTCAAATGGCGCAACTCTTAAGCTAGGCAAAAAAGACTTTTATCTGTCTGGAAATAGTCTCGTAGATTCAGCAGACTCTGGGGACTTCCCGGTGGGTGTAGCAATAGAAAAAACGGCAAGCTTATCATTGGTAAATGATGACGGACGCTTTGACGGATATAATTTTAATGCTGCAAGGTTTGTTATCTTTCTCAATGTACAGTTATCTGACAGGATAGAAACTATCAAAAGAGGTACTTATATTGTATCGAAAAAGCCTGCAACAGCAAGTGAAATAAGTCTTTCCCTCTTAGACAAAATGCATAACGCTGATAAGACGTATGATTCTAATTTATCTTTTCCTTGTACAGTCAAGGAACTACTTTCAGAATGCTGTCGGCAGTGCAATATTACGCTCGGCGATGCGACGTTCCCGAATTCAAACTTTCAGATTCAGCAGTCGCCATCTAGCACAACGTATCGTACGGTGATTGGAATGTGTGCTGGGATAGCCGGTGGAAATGCAAGAATTGACGAGAATGATTTGCTTAGGATTATTACGTTTGACAAGAATTTCGTGAGTGCGTCTGCCGGTACTTTAAGTGCAACCGACTACCACACATTGTCCTCAATTCAGAATCTGCAATATGACGTAGATGACATCATTGTGACGGGCGTTAAGTACGTAGAGGACGAGATTGAATATATGTCAGGTCAAGACGGCTACGTGATTACTGTTAGTAATCAGTTGTTGTCAGGTAATGCGCAGGCAGGCGTTGAAGCTATCGGAAGTCAATTAATCGGCTTACGAATGAGACCTTTTTCATGTGATGGAATCGCTAACGGATATGCCACTTTCGGCGATCCGGTTGAGTTTACCGACATAAAAAAACGCACTTTTAAATCATTTGTGACTGATTTAGAATTTGTGTTCGGTGGCTCAACATCATGGAGCTGTGACGCAAAGAGTGCCGAAGAAGATGCAAGTGAGTTTATTGGTGAACAGCAAGTGGCAGTAGAGCAGGCAAAAAAAGACACAGTGAAAAAGTTATCTGCATATGACGTAAAGCTTAAGCAGATGAACGAGCTTGCAGCTAACACCCTTGGGTTCTATTATACAGAAGAAGTTCAGACAGACGGCTCGACGATTTCATATCGTCACGATAAGCCTACACTTGCTGATTCTAAAGTAATCTATAAGACAAGTGCTGATGGATTCTTCTTGTCAGTGGACGGCGGTCAGACGTGGAAAGCCGGATTCGACAGCAATGGCGATGCTGTTCTGAATATTCTTTACGCTATTGGCATTCAATCGGAATGGATTAACACAAGAGGTTTTACAGCAAAAGATAATAACGGGAATGCAACATTAAGAATAGATGCCGACACAGGAGCTGTTGATATTGTAGCAAATTCTTTTTCGCTCAAAGGAAAAACGATTGAAGATGTAGCAGAATCCGCCGCAAAATCTTATGTAGATTCTGCCATACAAGATAAAACAGGAAACTGGTATGGAAATTATACACCGACGCTATCTAATCAGCCTGCATCCAGTTGGAAAACAGCTGACTACGAAAAACACAATGGTGATACATTTATCAATCCGACTACAGGTGATGTCTATGTATTTAGCACAGGTACGGCTGGCTTAGAGATCACTTTCAATGCTTCATGCAAAACAGAGTCAGTAACTTATGACTACATAGAAATTTACTATGATGATAACGGAACAAAGAAGGCCTTGCCTAAGATTGGTGGTTCGTCATTCGGTGGAACAAAGGTTCAAGTACCATCTACAACATTTTGGTTGTACTGGAGAACAGATAGCTCAAGTTCCTCTTTCTATGGCTTCAAGATAGATTCCATTAAATCTGTAGTGGTCGATAAGTCAAAAATAAGTAGTACGACAAAGTCATTGCCATCATATTCCGTAACTAATGTGTCTGGAAGTAATTACCCGGAATCACCTAATCATGGTAATTATGGTGATAACGTCAATATGCTCTGGAAGTACACAGGTACGCAAACCAGTGTCACGGCGCAATGGGTAAGCGTTGCGAAGGTAGATGTTGCGGAAATCATGAAGCAACTTGATCAGGAGACTATCTTTAATCTGCTGACGAACAACGGTGAGGCAAAGGGAATATGGCTAAAAAACAATCAGCTGTATGTTTCGTTCACATATGCACAAGGCGGAACGCTTAAACTAGGCGGTGCCAACAATGGTAATGGCGCAATGCAGATTCTAGATTCTTCAGATAATGTTATTGGTTCATGGGATAAAGATGGAGTAATAGCGAATAAAGGGAAAATTGCTGATTTTAATATAGAGAATGGCGGATTATATAAAGAAAAGGATGGAATACAGCAATCTTTTGGAACAGACAACGCAATCCTTTCGATGTATAACGCCAGTTCACAAAAATGGATTATGTATCTTAGAACTGACGGAGGAGCCGTCTTTAATATGAACTCTAATTACACATCAGATGATTTTGCCTTTGGTGGGTCTGCATGGTTTACTGGAGCTGGTACTTTTGGCGGAAAAGTAGCAATTTCCGGAGATCTAATTGTATATGGAGATAAAAATCGTGAAGTCGGCACAGAAAATTATGGCAGACAGCTTGCATATTGTTATGAGACCGCAACACCATATTTTGGAGATTTAGGGCATGGAATGACAGATGAAAATGGTGTTTGCTTAATCGAGATTGACGACATTTTCAGAGAAATTGCGGGAGAGCAAGAATATCTGGTCTTTCTCCAGCCAGAGGGAGAAGGTAACTTATATGTAAATAAGGCAGAAAAGTACTGCAATTATTTCATTGTTCGTGGGACTGCGAATCTTTCATTTGCGTGGGAGATTAAAAGTATCCAGAAGGAAAAGCAATTTACACGCTTTGGTACGGATTCTGAAAGAGGGATGCTTGATATTAATTATACTGATTTAGAAGAAACATTGGTATCAGAAATTAACAATCCACTTATAGAAACGGAGGAAATGTTATGGGAAAATTAAATAAACTTACAGGAATAGCTTTGATGACTACAGGAGAAGGGGACAGGGTTGCGTACACATATTCTGTTATTGATGATGAAGGAAACCTTATTAGTCCTAACAATAAAGGAAATTTTATAGCACTTGATGCAGAACTTATAAATCATATTCAAGCAATTAGGGATTTTGTAAATACAAATAAGCTTTCCAAGGTAGTCTGATACGCCACGAAAGGAGATATTATGGCCGATACATATACGATACAATTCCGGCGGGGTATGTACGCCGATTTTGATACATCAAAAATTCGTCCCGGAGAACCTGTTGCGATTCTTGGTAATGACCCGTCCGTTCCATCCGGTAAAGCCTTATACATTGCATTTGCGGCTAATGATGTAAGGCGATTGTGTTCCATTGAGGATATTTTAGAGATGGTTAATGCCGGAGAATTTGTTGGTCCGCAAGGCCCCAAAGGTGAAAAAGGAGATATTGGTCCGCAAGGCCCAGTGGGACCGCAAGGACCAAAAGGCGATCCAGGACCGCAAGGAGAAAAAGGAAGTGATGCGACTGTCCCGGTTGCTACAATTGAAACTCTTGGTAAGGTTAAGCCTGACGGCAAGACAATATTCATAGACGAAGACGGAACGCTCCACGCAAAAGGCGGTGGTATAACCGTCACTCCAAAGCCCGTAAATAACCCAACAATCGAAAATGCAAATGAATCAGTTATAATCAAATGGCAAGACCCAGAGAATACTGTGATTAGTGGCTCAACGTTCTCCACATGGGCTGGTACTAAACTTGTGATGAGCGAAACGGGCTATCCTGCAAATCCAGATGATGGAACGCTTGTGGTTGATAATACAACGAGAGATAAATACAAAATCACAGGCTATACCGTCACAGGACTGACAAACGGTAAAAAATATTATTTCGCACTGTTTCCATACAGCACTGATGATGTATATAACTATGATGCAGGAAACAGACTTCTCGGAGAGCCAGATGGAGTAAAAATTGTCACATTCGCTGATGGAACGGATGATGAAATCGCAAAAATGATTGAAGCGCATTACGCAGGAAAGATTAACATTGGCGACTATTGGGCGGTTGGCGACAAGAGAACCATTCATCACAATGCCATGGATGCAACGGGCGTAAGTGAGTCACACAAAGCGAATGATTATGTCTATGTAATTATCGGAATTGAACATGATGATTTAGTGACTGCTATAAACGGCAAGACCAAAGCTGCCATTACAATCCAGACAGACCGTATGTTGTATTTGGACACTACAACAGAATATAACAGCTCTTGTGATGCAGCACATGAATGTGGTTATATGAACAGTTCAAACACAGACAGTGGTGGTTGGGAAGGCTGTGCAAGACGCACATGGTGCAACAATGTGTATAAGAAATGCTTGCCTACCTATATCCAGAATATGATGAAACAGGTTAAGAAATTGACATCAGCAGGTAGTCAAAGCAATACGATTAAGACTTCTAATGACTATGCGTTTTTGCTTTCTGAAATTGAGATTTTTGGCAGCGTAAAGCATTCTTTCGCAGGTGAAGGGAAGCAGTATCAGTATTTTAAGAATGCTACCGCTAACAGATATAAGAAACCACATTATGGCAGTGGCTATGTATCTGGCTACTGGTGGGAACGTTCGCCTTGCCCCGACGACAGCACTTCCTTCTGTTTTGTGAATGAGAAGGGGGACGCGGCCTGGTACAATGCCAGTGACACTGATGGCGTCGTCCCTTGCTTATGCATCTAAAATCCTAGTAAATCCTATCTACCGTCGTAAGGCGGTTAAAAGGATTTGCGGTACTATATTCAATCAAAGGAGAGCTTTCGCATGACAAACGAACAGAAAACAGTTCTCAGGAAAATTATTTATGCAGTCGAAACCGGCGGACAGGTTTATGGACAACAGAATTATTCAGACTTCACGGAAGCCTATGAGAATAATTCAGATGAACACGCAATCACGATTGGGGCAGGAGCGTGGTACGGAACCGAAGCCAAAACACTTCTGGAACGAATTTACGATGCCGCCCCGGAACAGTGGGAGAAGATAGACAAGGTCAGACTTCTGGAACAGGTCCAGACTGCAAACTGGGAATGTTTCAACATTTCAAGAGTGTCACAGCTTGCCGATACCATAGTTGCTATTATTTCGTCCGATTTGGGTATTAAATGTCAAGATAGCCTTATGGATGAACAATTAGCCACCTATGCAGAAGAAGCCCTTAAACAGGGCGTTACGGACGCTAGAGCGCAAGCTATGTGTGCGAACTTTAGGCACCAAGGCGGGCAGGGGGCGGTAATGAGAATTTTGGCAAAGACTCAAAAGCCATATACATTGGACGGTCTCTATGCAGCCTGCCAGACGGACACAGGGAACCAGGTGGGAACATATAAGGACAGACAGAGGTTTGTTTATAACGCATTAAAGACATATTTTCCAGAAAGTGAGGAGACAGGCATGAACGCAATTGATAAATTAATCCAGATCGCAAAGAATGAAGTTGGATATCTTGAAAAGGCAAGCAATAGTCAGCTTGATAGCAAGACGGCAAATGCCGGAGAAAATAATTATACGAAATATTGGCGAGATATTAAGCCAGATTATCAAGGACAGCCATGGTGCGCTGCATTCGTGAGTTGGTGTTTCATGAAAGCATTCGGACAAGAGAAGGCAAAGAAACTTTTAAAACACTGGCCTTATGTTTACTGCCCAACAATGGCAGATTTATTTACTTTGAACAGTAATCCAAAAGTCGGAGATATTGTTATTTTTTATCGAAATGGCACATTTACACACACCGGAATCGTAATAAAGGTATCAGGAGATCGGTTCTGGACAGTCGAAGGAAACACTTCTGGTGGCTCTACAATTATCGCAAATGGCGGTGGTGTATGCCAGAAGAGTTACTACAACAGCAACCTTCCCGGAACAAAATTCTGCACTCCAAATTACAGTTTAGTTAAGAATGCAACACCAGTTTCAGATTCAGATACAGCCAAAAAACAGAACACCAGAGCATACATTGCACAGATTAAAAAAGACACAAAATGTTATGCAAAATCAAACAAAAACAGCCCGTCAAAGCTGTTTCCGAAGCTAAAAAAAGGTGCAGTTGTAGAGGTGATGAAGTACACAGAAACCGACAGCTCGGGACTCAAATGGTACTTCATCCGCATCCCGCATCCGACAGAAGGGTTTGTTTTTGAGTTTATTCCAAAAGGAACATTCACCAGAATTACGGATATTTCTAAATGATTTTCCCGGGGTTAATTCCCCGGGAGTTTTATTTATAAACATATTTTGTATCATTTCGGAAGTTTTAGACTGTTATCGTTAGACACACGTTAGTCACAAATAAAAATATTATTTCCTAATATAATAGTGCCAAAAACACTGTATTTACAAGCATTTGCGCAATTTTCCAAATTCTATTTGTTGGTCGCAATTAATAAAATTAGAATAATGAAAATGAAATGCGGGAAATCCTTGTTAAATCGCTGAAAACGTTGATTTTAATAGGGTTTCCGGCATTTCGATAATGATATTTCGGTTGTTTTAGAAAGATTAAAAACGGTTCCGTTAGTCACAGTTAGTCACAAATGGAACTTTTATCTTTTCTATTTCTGTCCGGAGTTCTTCCAGTGTCCTGTGGCCGTATACCGCATTTGTGACATCTCCTCCAAAAGAGTGGCCGAGCATTCTCTTCCGGTCGTTCTCCCGGACGCCGTATTTTTCGCACAGGGCTGAAAAGGTGTGCCGGCAGTCGTGCGGCGTGTGTTTCGGATTGCCGACTATTCCCAAACGCTCCAGTGTAGGATAGAACAACGCTTTTCTGTGATGTTGCTGAGTATATACGCATAGTTTTCCATCTTGTGTCAGCACTTTCTGTTCGACAAAATGGTATACAGCAGGATGTATCGGGACGATTCTGTTCTTACCGGCTTTTGTTTTGATTCCACCTTGAAAGTATTTCTCTTCTAGGTTGGTCGTAAGTTTTAACACTTCGCCAATTCTCCAACCGGAGTAACACATAATAAGAATGAGCTGCACTTCTGGATCGTCAGTATTATTCCACAGCACTTGCATCTCCTGATCAGAAAATGGCGTTCCATGTTCAGTGTCATTATCAGCATTAACATGGACATATAACGCCTTGTTTTCCGTTACGATTTCTGAGTATACTGCATATTTGTACATCTGCTTGAACAGAGTCAAAATAGCCATCTGGCTTTGCTTTTTCAGCTTACAATCATCAATAACCTTTTGCATATCGGGGGCCTTTAAATCTTCGAATATGCGATTATGCAGAGCAGTACAGTTTGTATAAGCTGTCCGGTATGCTTCCTTTGAACTGTATGACAGTTTTGTCCCCTCTGGGAACTTCCACGCATAAAACTGTTTATATACCTCTGAGAACGTCAATTTCTTGATTTCAGGGTGCTTATCCTCTACGCCCTTGATTGTATTGTAGTCGGAAATCAAGCGGCTTATAAGAGTATCTATGTCGGTTGTAGGGGACACCTCAAGAGTCCGTTCCATGCCGGGTTGATACGTGCCGGCTTTGTATGCTGTCAGGACAGTGAAACCTTTTATCCAGTCATCAACGTAGCAGATCGCCGGCGGACGTTTTAGTTTACCATTATCGCCCGGTGTAGCTGGTGGATGCACTGCGAAACAGTTTCTCCGGTTCTTGCCAAGATACCGAATAGAGCCAAAGTTATTCGGAAGTTTTGGATATTTCTTTCTTTTCTTCGCCATTTTTATTCCTCTTTTCTTTATGTAGTTGTTTTTTAGGTATAAAAATAACAGCCGAACAAATTTTCTGTCTTGTTCGACTGCTCCGAAGATGATACAATATGTTTTGACCAGAGTATAGCATCTCTTCGGAGATGTATAAACGCCGTCCCGGTACGCCAATGCCAGGGCGGTTTTTATTTAATTATGTGATTTCCAATTTGATCTCATTATAATTCCAACAATCCAATATATTCCGCCAGAACAAGCACCCAATATTAAAATCCAAAACCAGCTTAGATACCATGGCATTTTCCGTTTTATATACGGTGTACCCGAACTTGCTGCTGAGGACGCAGAGGAAGATGCAGAATTGTTAATGATAATATCTCTGTTATTGGAAGCTAATTGTTCTACTTGCTTTCCACACTTAGGACACACTACACAGTCGTCGTCAATAAGTTCTCCGCAGTGCTTACAATATTTTTTCTTTTCATTCATGATAAACACCCTCCTGATATGTTTTCGCCACACTTCGCACTTTTTATGCGGATTATGTATTTTGTACCGCTGATTTTGCAATATTATGTAAAGTACGGTTATTCGTGGTATTTTTATTTTATCATTTTAAGAGCATATTGTAAAGATTTAGAACGAAATAGAGTGATTTAGATGAAAAAGAAATGTTTTAAGTGCTTTGTACTTCTCTTGCTGATCTATAAGGTATTTAGTCTTGTACATACCCCACAAAAGATAATTTCCAATAATAATCAGAAAGATATGCAGATAGTTCATTCGTATATGGTATATCAGGAGCATTCTGTCCAGAAGTATCCACATACAAACAACGGCGGTGGAAAAGTTTGTGATCTCGCATTTTTCCTCTGCAAAAGCATAATTTTCTTTGAGATTGTAAAGTTTGCCTACGAAATAACAAAAGTCCATGTGTATATTTGGCAGTTGCCAAGAGTCGGAATAGGTGGTATAATAGCAAAAGCGAACTAATGTTCGGTTCTATTTCCCACAGCCGAACATATACTGTAGTGTAGGTGGTAGTTGTGACAGGGAGGGTTATTTATGGATTATAAGAAGGAAATTATTGAGATGATACAGAAAATACATAGTGAACCAATGATAAAATTTATTTACGGGTGCGTAAAAAGGGCTTATAAGGAAGAAAGGGCAGGAAAATGACTCCTACCCTTGCGCTTTAGAAAATAAACTTCTCAAAAAAATCACATAACAAATCTTTTTTATCGGGCGGCAGGTTATCGTATTCAAGAATGATTCTTTTGAAACGAGGGTCTGACTGCTCGATTTTTGTAACTACATCTCCAAATTCAATATCAGGGTCTTGATTCTCTTTTAAATCTGTCAAATCTGACATTCTTATTCGGAAATAATCGGCTAAGGCTCTAATCTTTCCGGTTCCCGGCATCGAATTACCTTTGCACCACATATTAAATGTAGATGCGTTTGTTCCAATGGCTTCAGCGATTTCCTTTTGCTGTTTCCCACTTCTTGAAATGTACTTATTAAGATTATTCGAGAAGATCTTTTTCTGCTCTTCAGTTGTCATGGTTGTCATGATTCTTTTCCTCCTTACATTTTGTATTGTACATCATATTTATAAAAAATTCAATAGTTAATTCAATTATTTTGAATTTTGGTGTTGACAATTCAATACTGTTGAATTATAATAAGCTCAGAAGTTAAGAAAGGAGATGAGCAAATGCCAAAAATTTCATTAGAAGCTGTTCGAGTGAACGCAGGATATAATCAGAAAGAATGGGCTGAAATATTCGGTATTTCCAATGCAACCGTAGTTAATTGGGAAAAAGGAAAAACAGAGCCGACATTATCACAGCTTAGAAAAATGAGTGAACTTTCTGGAATTCCTATGGACTTTATTTTTGTGCCAAATAACTTCAATTAAATTGAATTAGAAAGGAGCAGATTATGAGTAAAATTTTCGTTCCACACGAACTTAAAACAATCGAGGTTGACGCAGAAAAGAAAATCTTCCGCATTAACGGAGAGGATTTCGGACGTGAATGTACAGGTTTTATGATTTCCTGTGCACCGGATGATTTCCGTATTGATATGCAAGTGGACACGACCGTACACTTTGCGACTTATTCTAATAAGGGAGTACAGAGAGAACAAGGAACGTATTAAACAGAAACTCCTTTATGTGAGTCACGCAGAGCACTGTAAGTTCCCAGAAGATAAGAAACACTATATTCTTGGGTATATGGACGGAGTTATTGATTGCAGTAATTCTGACCAGAAAGAAAGCAAGAAAGGAGTATAAAATGAGTGAAGTTGATACTTACATCAAAGAAAATGCAGAAGTTCATCAGTTCGCTGCAGAGGTTGCGAGAATCATATCAGGCATCACACAGATGCCAGAGTTCTCATCAGAAATTCTGACTGTGGCCGATGCAAGTCAGCTGATCGGACTTCCTATTACAGCAATCCGAGCAGGGATTGTGTATGGATGGTTGCCAATTGGTGTGGCTGTGCAGAATAACAAGCCAGCAAAAAGCCTTTCCGGTGGACGAATCACATACATCATAAGCCCTAGGAAAGTCTATGAAGTAACTGGTCATGTCTGGAAAGGCAAAGAGGCTCTCAATAAGTGAGTGCCCCGGAGGGAGACGACACCTCCACCCCGGAGCTTTGCACCACTAAAACACCTTAGTGGATAGATACATTATAGTTCTCTATCTGCTAATTGTAAAGACAAATAAGAAAAAATAAGGAGAAATTAGCTAGATATGAGTGAAATTAAAAACGAAAATCAGCCAACATGGGCTGATATCGAAGTAGCACTTGCGACTGAAATTGTCGAGAAGAGCAAGAAGAAATCAAGAAGATGGTTCACTGCATGGATTGTGACAGTCGCCGCGCTGGTGGCGAGCAACCTTGCGTGGATTGCAGGAGAAATGAAATAAAATGAAAGAGTATATGCTGATCGCCACATGCATGCTCGCCGGGAAATATGTGGATATACCTATCTGGCTAAACATCTTTTTCGGTATTTCGGCAGCATGGGCGATACGCCAGATGAAAACAGACTGGCAGTAGGAAATAAGGAGGATAAGAAAATGTTCGAGAAAGAGATTGATGAAATTTATAGACTTTGTAAAAGAGTCGTGAACGAAGTTCCGGCAGCAAATATCACCTTTGATTTTTCGGGCTACGGTTTGGGAGTAAGAGGGGTTAAAAGGGAAGAAGATGTTCTCCTTCTCAAAGACAAATTTAAATGGGATTTGTACCAAAACGTATCTTTTAACCCATTTTATGAGAAAGAAAGTCGTGAAAGCTTCAGAATAATCAAAGCTTTCTTGTTGGAACTTCTGATAGATGGGAAGTGTCCAAATGAGTAAACAGATAGCAATTATGAAACTTCTTCCCAGTCTGGAGATAGCAGGATGCATTAATGAACTGCTCAGAGAGCTTCAATCCAGAGGTGATTACATTCTGGATTATGAGAACTGTGACATGTCTCTGGACCATATCGAATGCCATGAGACGGATACATTGTATTGTTTCTTTAAAAGAGAGGAGAAAAGATAATGAAATTGTACGAAATTGATAACGCAATTATGGATTGCGTAGACATGGAAACAGGAGAAATCATTGACATTGAGAGGCTTTCTGCTCTTCAGATGGAAAGGGACCAGAAGATTGAGGGTATCGGTTGTTGGATTAAAAATCTTCTGTCAGATGCAAAAGCCTTAAAAGAAGAAAAAGATAACCTTGCAGCGCGTCAAAAAGTTGCTGAGAACAAAGCAGCTTCATTAAAAGAATTTCTTTCAAAATATCTGGACGGTGAGAAATTTAAGACTGCAAAGGTATCAATTTCTTACAGAAAAAGTGATTCTGTAGATATTTCAGCGAATGCAACTGTTCCTGAGGAATTTCTTAAATATGCAGAGCCTACACCTGACAAAATCGGATTGAAAGCGGCATTGAAAGCTGGAAAAGAATTTCCGGGAATTTCACTGAAAACTTCTCAGAATATTCAGATTAAGTAGGAGGACGCTATGAGTGAATTTGAAATCCGTATTCCGGCAAGAAAGAAACAGCCCGCAACTGATAAGGATAACCCGGTTGTGAAAGTATCAACAGGTGCTTACAACGCGCTGGTCGAAATCTATAACGAATCAACCTTATCAATGAAAGATATCGCAAGTTTGCCGATTATTAAGGGCAGTAAACATGTGGTTTATGACAAGGAGGAATAGAAGTGAATATATATGAGAAGTTAGGGATTATTCAGTCAAAACTGAAAGCCCCTAAAGGGCAATACAATTCCTTCGGGAAATACAAATACAGGAGCTGTGAGGATATTCTGGAGGCTGTAAAACCGCTTCTGGCAGAAACAAAGACTGTGTTAAGCGTCACAGATCGGATGGAAATTGTTGGAGGCAGAATATATGTCAGGGCAGAAGCTCATCTGAACGACTGCGAAGATACCGGAGAGATTACAACTGTTGCTTATGCAAGGGAAGAAGAGTCTAAGAAAGGCATGGATTCTTCACAGGTGACAGGTGCAGCTTCATCTTATGCCAGAAAATACGCTTTGAATGGACTGTTCTGCATTGATGATAACAAAGACAGTGATTCTACTAATACAGGAGATAAAGAAAAAACGTCCGGCAGAAAAGCGGAGCCGGCAAAAGAAACCGAGATGATTAGTTCCGAGACTACTATGTCAATTAAAAATATCATTGATAAGTACCCGGAAGCTAAACTTTTGGAACAGATCAAGACTCGGTTTAAAGTAAATGACATTAAGTCACTTACTAAGGAGAAAGGACGGAAATGTCTAAAGATGTTGATTGATTATGATAAGCAGAAAGGAGTAGCGGTATGAATAAAGTAATTCTTACAGGAAGATTTACACGTGATCCAGAAATCAAGTACACCAATGATGGAGCATCTATTGCAAGGTTTTCTATTGCGGTAAACAGAAGATTTGTGAAAGAGGGTTCTGATCAGAAAGCAGATTTTTTGAATTGTATCGCTTTCGGAAAGTCGGCAGAATTTATCGAGAAATATTTTTCTAAAGGAATGAAAGCGGATTTATCCGGGAGAATCCAGACCGGCAGCTACACCAATCGTGACGGACAGAAAGTATACACAACAGATATTGTTGTGGAAGAGATTGAGTTTGGTGAAAGCAAAGGCTCTAATCAGAGCCAGCAGAAGTCAGAGACGCCGCATCCAGAAACAGACCCAGACGGATTTATGAGCATTCCAGATGGAATTGACGAGGAGATGCCGTTCGCATGATACAAATTGACAGTAGGGAACATCAGAAGGTTATTGATGGCATTAAAAAAGCATTTGATGCAGCAGGGGAAAAATGGTTTGTGTCGAAGCTCTATGTCGGGGATTACATGAATTATGACAACCCTCGACTGGTTGTTGACCGAAAGCAAAATCTCTCTGAATTATGTGGCAATGTGTGCCAGCAGCATGAAAGATTTCGTGCCGAGATTATCCGAGCAAATGAAGCGGGTATAAAACTTGTGTTCCTGTGTGAGCACGGAAAAGGGATTGAAAAGTTGGATGATGTCTTCTGGTGGGAGAATCCCCGGGCAAAAAAAAGAGTTAAAGAGAATGGCATCTGGGTAGAGCAGGAGCAGAAAGTTATACATGGAGATGTCTTATATAAGATTCTTTGCACGATGCAACGCAAGTATGGTGTTGAATTTCTGTTCTGTGACAAGAAAGACACTGGCAAAAGAATTTTGGAGATTCTGTTAAATGGATAAAGAAACAATTAAACAGCAGAATAGCATGAGGGACGTTCTAAGCAGATATGGCATGGTTCCAAACAGAGCAGGATTTGTTCGGTGTCCATTTCACGCCGGAGATCGTACTGCATCCATGAAAATCTACAAAGACAGCTATTATTGTTTCGGTTGTGGTGCGACTGGTGACATATTTACATTCGTTCAGAACATGGATAATTGCGATTTTAAGACAGCTTTTACCATACTTGGGGGAACTTACCATAAACCAGATTTCTCTTCCAGAATGGCAATATATCACCATCAGAAACAGATGGAAATGCGACAGAAAGAAGAACAGAAGAAAAGGGCCGAGTTGCAAGAATGCTTGTCTGATATAGATTTCTACCGGGCTATTCTTGACAGGGTGAAGCCGTTGTCTGACAGATGGTGTGAAACGTGGAACAGGTTGCAACTTGCACTATATCATCATGGATTCATAACGGGACTGGAAGAAGGTGATTAAAAGTGGAAATGATAAACAAGCTCACGAAGGATTCTATTCTGGATGAAGAAGTGTTTGGTGAGATATTCAGTCAGGAAGATGAGATACGCAAGGCACGTCTTACGCTGACTCTTCTGGATAGAGCCAAGGAGCTTGGCGTAAAGAAAAAATTTGAGGATTTGCTTAAAGCCTACACGAAAGTACAGAAGCAGATGATTGAGAAAGAGAAAAGTAATAGGACGTTGTCTATGCTGGACCAGTGGACTAATTTCTCTGATTGTGAATATGACAGGATGAAATGTCTCAACTGGGTGGCGGACGATGATGGAATCAGAATATCAAACACAAATCCAGGATCGCCGGATATTATAGCTTGCTATCATCCTATTCTTCCGATCGAACGAATGAAGAATCTGGAAACCGGAGAAGAACAGATAAAGCTAATCTATAAGAGAAATAATAAATGGTCCGAGGTTATTGTACCGAAAACCATGGTTGCATCATCTACTAAAATCGTTGGATTATCTGCACTTGGGATTTCAGTAACTTCAGAGAATGCGAAGTTTCTTGTACGGTATCTGTCAGACGTTGAGAATGCAAATGACGATTATATCAACATTCAGTACTCCTCCAGCAAAATCGGATGGATTAGGGATTATTTTCTTCCCTATGACAAGGACATTGTATTTGATGGAGATATGAGATTCCGACAACTATACGAAAGCATCAGCGTAGGTGGCAGCAGAACAGAATGGTATGAACACGTGAAGAAGGTTCGCGCTACTGGAAGAATAGAGCCGAAAATCATGTTGGCTGCAAGCTTCGCCAGTATTCTGATCAAACTGGTCGGTGCCCTTCCGTTTTTCGTAGACCTCTGGGGAGAAACTGAGGGTGGCAAGACTGTGACGCTTATGTTGGGAGCCTCTGTCTGGGCGAATCCAGGCGAATCACGATACATAGGAGACTTCAAGACAACGGATGTGGCTCTGGAAGCAAAATCTGATATGCTTAACAATCTTCCACTAATTCTGGATGATACTTCCAAGGTATCTGCCAAGATTAGGGATAACTTTGAGGGTATAGTGTACGACTTGTGCTCCGGCAAAGGAAAAAGTCGTTCTAACAAAGAACTGGGTGTCAACCGGGAAAATCGCTGGCAGAACTGCATTCTGACCAATGGTGAGCGTCCGCTTGCAGGATATGTCAGCCAAGGCGGAGCAATTAACCGAATTATTGAGGTTGAGTGTTCTGAAAAGATATTTGATGATCCACAGCTTACCGCAGATACCCTTAAAAAGAACTACGGATATGCAGGAATCGACTTTGTGAACGCAGTCAAGGAAATGTCCATTGATGATATAAAAGCCCTGCAAAAGCACTACCAGGGGCTTATACAGGACGATGATAAGATGCAAAAGCAGAGCATTTCAATGAGCATTATTCTTGCAGCAGATAAGATTGCAACAGACCAGCTGTTCCATGATGGTCAGTACATTGACATTGAAACTGCAAAGGGTCTTCTGACGGAGAAAGAAATGGTGTCTGAAAATGAACGCGCTTACTGGTTCGTGGTTGACAAGATCGCTATGAACGGAATTAAATTCGATGATAACCCGGATATCAAAACAGAAAGATGGGGAATTATTGACAATGATCCGGTAGAGAAAACATCAACCGCAATAATCTATAGTGCTGCGTTTGATGATCTGTGCAAAATTGGAAGATTCTCCAGAAAGGCATTCTTGTCATGGGCTGTTAAGAAGGGGCTTGTGGAAGCCGATAGCAGAGGTTATCCGACCAAAGCGAAGAAGCTGGACGGAATTGTCACTAAATGCGTGTTCTTAAAAATTGTAGACGAAATTCCGAAAGGATTCGTGAATTGTAATGATAATTTTGAGATTGCAGACGATGTTGTGTTTGATTGATAAACAATTCGTCCAAAAGGTAACCGAGTAACCTAGGTAACCTTTGATTCTGCATATATATATACGAGTATTTATATGCGCATATTGAGTATAAAAGTTTCCCTATATGAGAAAGTCAGGGTTACTCGGTTACTCGGTTACCTACCTGTAAAATCAATGGTTTACACGAATTAGTACGGTTACATCTCGGTTACTGTGGGTTACTTATATTAAAATAATATAAATATATTATATTTATAAAATAAAATTAAATAGAACGTATACAGTATATTGTATACAATATTCAAAGGAGACGATAAAAATAAAAGTAGAAGCAAAGGATATTCCGTATATTCAAAAATTCATGACTGAATTCTGGAAAGCTATAAAAGATTTCTATTCAGTTGAACTTACAGACGAATATTCCAAGCAGGCCACTGATCGTCTGATAGAACTTAGAGAGTATGCGGAAATGTGCCCTGATAATAATGATAAACAGTTTATTAAGAATTGTCTAGTTGCTTTTAATAAGCTATTAGATTCTAAGCAGAGAGGATTGAGAAAGAATGTACAACACAAAGAATAGATACGAACAGGGACAGGCTCTCAGAAAAGAAATCTATATGTACATCGTCAGTTATATCAAACTGGTTGGATATGCACCGTCGATTACAGAGATTTCTGAAAAGGTGGATGCCGGGAGAGCTACGGTCTGGAAACATATCAATCAGTTAATTGATGATGACCTGCTCAGAACAAACCATCCCAGTACCGACAGGGCGTATACTCCGGTTGGGTACGGAATAAGAAAGATAAGCAAGGAGATAAAATGAAACTTTATGACATTGTTGCAGCAGACGGTGAATTTGTAGAGTCTTTGACGCAAAGAGAAATCATGAATAAATTCGGACTTACAAAATGCAGATTCCGCACATTCTTGGATAACAGCTATCTGATTGACGGAAAATATTGGATAGATGACTCTGCTGAAGATATGCAGGTGACCAGAAACGGATGTCGGAAGATGTTAAAACAGTTCGATGCTTTAACAGAAAACATAAGGAGGGCTGTTGGATGGGAAAGCTAAAAATCAAGCAAAAAAAGAAAGTATTCATTCCGTATACGAATCAGCAGGCTCATATGCTCGCACAGTCTATCCAGAACTGCCAGAAAGAGCTTAAAGAAATGGAAAAGAAAGCTTATGAAGATGGTTTTACTGTTGGTGAAGATTGGAGCAATACGATCAACACCGTTACAACTATGATGGCTCTGAGACGTTTATATGGCTTTTCTACGAAGCGATTGCTTGATGTGATAAGAACTGTCAATGAGTACGTTGAAATGGCGAATAGGGGCGAAATGAGCGTTCTGAGCATGATACAGGACATTGAAGAGAACACAGATGTAAGATTCGATGAGATGAATAAGAATCTGGTTAAGAAGATGGGAGTATAGAATGGATTTAGAGCAAAAAGCAATTGAAAGAATCCGGCTTGCACCTGATCTCTCGTTGAAACATTATGGAAAGCCACTTGTATGTGAGTATTCTGGCGGAAAGGATTCGGATGTACTTCTGGAACTATTCAGAATATCCAAAATCCCGTTCGAGGTACATAATTCGCATACCACCGTAGATGCACCGCAGACAGTCAGACATATCAAGAATACGTTTTCTGAATTGGCAGATAAAGGCATTAAATGTGAGATTGATTATCATGTACAGGAAAATGGAAAACGTCTTACAATGTGGAATCTCATTCCCAGAAAGCTAATGCCACCGACTAGAATTGTTCGGTATTGCTGTTCAGAACTGAAAGAGAGTGGTAATCCAGACAGAATGATTGCAACAGGCGTTAGATGGTCTGAAAGCAGTAAGAGAAGCAATAGAAGTGCATTTGAAGTACTAGGACAGACAGCAAGCAAAAGCATCGGTGTTTCTGATGAGAAAATGCTTATCACCGATAATGACGATACTCGAAGGCTGTTTGAAAATTGCCAGATGAAAGCAAAGACAGTAGTTAATCCAATTATTGATTGGACAGATCAGAATATCTGGCAGTTCATTGGTGAGAAAGACATTCAGGTATGCGAGCTGTACCAATGCGGATATGATCGGTTAGGTTGTCTAGGCTGTCCGCTTGCATCAAAGAAGCAGAGGGAAAAGGAAATGTACGATTTTCCAAAATACAAGCAAGCCTACATACATTCTTTTGACAGAATGATCGAGGAACGCAAGCGTCGTGGAAAAGATACAAAGTGGAGTTGTGGTGAAGAAGTCTATCTATGGTGGATGCAAGACAATAATGTAGTTGGTCAGATGGAATTATCTGATTTTATTGAGTATTGAAATCATGGAGGACTGCACAATAGCGTGTCAGTTGCTTACATGGGGGAAAGTGAGGATGACAAGAGAATGGTAATAGGAAAATTAAACCCGATAAATAAAGATGATTTAAAAGTCGGAGATGTGGTTGGAGTTGCAAGAGAAGTACGGTGCGGATGGGGAACAAGTTTTAGACACGTCATGGTGTATCCGGCAAAGATTATTCGCATAACTCCTAAACGAACCAAAATCGAAACCGATAAGTTCGGAGAACGCGATAAATATGAGACATTTTATAAATATGATTCCGAAGCCATAAAAGAAAGCAAAATGGCAAAGAAATTCAAGGAAATCAGAGATGGTGTATATGCCATTGAAGATTTCAAGTCGAGCCGTGGGCTGAGAGTAATTAAAGATGAAGATTTAGACGCATTATCAGAACACATTAATGCAGTTGCAGAAATTCTGAAAAGTTATGGAAAGTGAGGATGGAAATGGAGGAATTAAAACCTTGTCCGTTTTGCGGAAAAGAGATAGATACAGAGAAAAATGTATACATTCCAGAAAGAGACTGGGCACCGTCTTTTTATGATCCTGACAGTGGGGGAAATCCAATAGCCATTCACTGTGAATGCGGATTAATATTTTGCGCAGACACATGGGATTGGAAGGAAGCTGTTGAAATATGGAATAAAAGAGTAAACAAGGAGGACGCAAAATGTTAATCAGAAGTCAGGATAAAGAAATTTTAATCAATTTTAACAACTCACCGGCAATCAAAATCATGGGAACTAAGGGAGATGTAACAATCATCTGTTCAGATACGTATGAGACATTTGTTATTGGCAATTATTCCACCAGAGAAAAAGTTATGAAAGTACTGGATATGATTCAGGAAGCATATGTGGACGCAAAATTAAATGAAATTCTTCTTCCTGATGTCTGCAAATCGGCCAGTGAATCTCAGAGGGGAAAAGATAATACATTAATTGCAAAAACTATTAGAAAAGATTTTATGAAAAAAATGATATTCCAGATGCCAGAGGATAGCGAGGTGGAAGCATGAAGTACAGAAAGAAACCAGTTGTAATTGATGCTATACAGTGGACTGGTACAAATAAGCGAGAAATGTTCGATTTTCTGACAAATGGCAATTGTCCAGACGAGTATATGACATCTGATTTCCCGATTGTATCTGATAACTTCTATATCGACAAATGGAAAGTTCAAGGTGGATTGGTAATAAAGACATTAGAGGGTGAGCATCTTGCAAACATTGGCGATTACATCATCAAAGGTGTTCACGGAGAATTTTATCCATGCAAACCAGATATATTCAGAAAAACTTATGAGGAGATGAAGAATGGCAAGAAATAGATATCCAGGAACATGTTATTGTTGTGGTGAATATGTACCCACTGGGTTCGGGCATTTTGAGCGATACCGAGGTCATTGGAGAATTAAATGCGTAAAGTGTGCAAGCGGAAGGCCCGTGAAAAGTACAGACAGGGAAGTCAAAAAAGCTATCAGACTAAGAGAGAAAGCAGAGGAGATGAAGAAATGAAACCAGAAGAAGCAATTAAAATCTTGAAGGAACGTATCGAATTAACTAAAAAGGCCTGGTCAAATGTGCCAGAAATCATTGAATACCGTGAAGCATTAGAATTGGCGGTTAAAGCTCTGCAAATACAGATTCCAATGAAACCGGACAACATAGAATCTATTCTTGACTTTTCTGGAAAATACTATACGTCAAAAGGCAATTGCCCAGTTTGCACTAGAAAAGGACTTTACAAGTCGGATTTCTGGTGCAATAAATGCGGGCAGAAACTTGATTGGAGTGAAGAAAATGGCAGATAATAAACCTACACCAGACATAACCCCACAGCTCGCTATATCAGCATATCACGTATTACAGCAATATTGCACTGGACAGCCAGCGGATTGCAAAGGATGCGGATTTTACGAACACTGTCCAGAATGTTTTCAAGGCATACCATGTGACTGGAGCTTAAATGAAGAGGGTGAAATAAATGAAGTTAAGAAAGGCAACACTGATTGACTACGGAGTACCGATAGATGATATACCGACATTACAAAGTCACTTGCGGAATCTTAGCGAGAGTGACAAATACAATCTGTTACAGGTATCTATCAAATATGCACCCGGCATTGAATCGCAAATCTATGACAGTATCGTGAACGGTATCGGCTATCGGACAATGGAGAAGATCAGGACGGTTCCTGCAACAGAGAATGACTTCTACGGCTACAAACGTAAGGTCATGGCGGAATATTATCATTTAGCCAAGTTGATTGGCAGACTTTAAAAAAACTTAAAAATTTATAAAAGTGGTAGAGAGCTAAATCTCCCCAGTGTGGTATTATATTTGTATATAACTGCTATACTGGGGATTTTTTTGAATTGAGGTGATGATATGGCGAACTTAAAAGCAGTTACAAGAAAACTTCAAAAAGCTATATTATCCACCGGATTAATCATAAAAATTGGAACATCACAATTCTACAGCCATGAGCAGGAACGATTGATTACAGTAACGATTATATCAACATCAGTGTTTAGGCCAACAAAGCGTGGCGAATGGAAGGATTGCGATTATGAAATATTACGAACTGCATCCCAGTATGATGTGGCCATGTGCCTAAAAGAAATATGGGAGGCAGTCAGAAAATGAGGATAGACAGAGGTGATTAGATGGACTTGACGCCTAAACAGAAAGCGTTTGCAGATGAATATATAAAGAATGGCGGGAATGCATCTGATGCCGCAAGAAAAGCCAGATATAAAAATTATGAAGTAGAAGGATATAGACTGATAAGAAATGATAAGGTTTTAGCATATATAGCTGAAAAGCAGTCCCTCATCGAAAAGCAAAAAGGCACTGACATCATGTCTCTGGCAGAAATTCAGCAACGCCGTTCCATGATCGCAAGAGGCGAGCTAACTGATTCATTCGGATTTGCTCCGGACTTCTCCGATCAGCTGAAATCCATGAATGATCTGGAAAAAACGCTTGCAATAAAAGAAGCCAGAGAAGAACAGCGGAAAGCAGAAGAAAAAGCCAGATTGCAAGGTGAATACCATATTGATCTAAATATTATCCCGGACGTATTTCATAAAATGATTAGGGATATTCGAGCAAAGAAACATAGTGAATACATTCTCCCTGGTGGACGTGGTTCCATGAAGTCCTCAACTATATCTCTGATTATACCGGAACTGCTGAAGAATAATCCGAACATGCACGCTCTGATCCTGCGAAAAGTCGGAAACACCATCAAAGATTCTGTTTATGCTCAGATGAAATGGGCTATTGATAAATTAGATCTAAACGAGGAATTTACATGTAAGGTATCTCCTATGGAGATTACGTATAAGCCTACTAGACAGAAGATTTACTTTCGTGGTGCTGACGATCCGTTAAAGATTAAATCCATCAAGCCAGAATTTGGATATATCGGCATTGTCTGGTTTGAGGAGCTTGACCAGTTCGCCGGACCAGAAGAAATCCGTAATATCCAGCAGTCCGCTATCCGAGGCGGAAACGAAGCGTATAAATTCAAATCGTTCAACCCGCCTAGAAGTAAAAACAACTGGGCAAATGAGTACACGGCAGAAGCAGAAGAAAAAGATGATAGTGCGCTGGTTGTGCATAGCACCTATCTTAATCTTGACATCGAGCAGGAATGGCTTGGAGATATATTCCTTGCAGATGCCGAACATCTAAAAGAAGTAAACCCGGATGCTTATGAAAATGAGTATCTAGGAAAAGCTAATGGAAATGGTGGGAATATCTTTGAATACATCGAAGAAAGAACTATCACAGACGAAGAAATTAGTCACTTTGACAGAATTTATCAGGGCAATGACTGGGGATGGTTCCCGGATCCATATGGATTCATTCGACTATATTATGATTCTGCCAGAGAAACAATATACTTCATCGACGAAATATATGAGAACAAGAAATCAAATGAATGGACTGCAAAAGAAATTAAACGGCGTGGCTACGATGATTACACGATCACAAGCGATAGTGCAGAACCTAAGTCAGTAAATGATTACAGAGACTTTGGATTGCCTGCTAGACCAGCAATCAAAGGACCGGGCAGCATCGAATACTCCATGAAGTGGCTACAAAGAAGAAAGCTCGTGTTCGACCCTGCCAGAACTCCGAATGCGAGGAAAGAGTTTAAAAAGTATGAGTACGAGCGAGACAAAGACGGAAATATCATTAGCGGTTATCCGGATAAGGATAATCATCTGATTGACGCAACCAGATATGCCACAGAATCAATGTGGACCAGACGAGGTAACAGTGCATAATGGGACTTATAACAACACTAAAAAGGTGGTTTAACATGATTTTCAAAAAACAAGCCGAAGAGGATTTTAACATCCAGGCAGCAGAATTTCCAGAGATGGAAGCTCTGATCAACCGGTGCGCGAACATCTATAGGGGCGCACCGGAATGGTTAGATGATAAGAATAATATTAAGACGATCAATTTTGCGAAATCTGTCTGCTCAGAGACAGCCCGGCTCGCAACATTGGCGATCGGCATTCAGATAGACGGTTCCGCAAGAGCTACGTGGTTGCAGGAGCAGATTGATAAAGTATATTTCCAAATCCGGCACTGGGTAGAATATGGATGCGCTTACGGAACGGTATTCATTAAGCCGAACGGTGAGGGACTTGATGTATTTACTCCGGCTGATGTGATGATTGTAGATTACGACAATCAAGAGATTAAAGGGATTATATTTAAGGATTCTTATACTGTTGGGCGGAAATACTACACAAGGCTCGAATATCATCGTTTTGTTGAGACTACCGTGGACGGCGTGACGACCTATCCGTATTATGTTTCCAATAGAGCCTACGTATCAAAATCTCCTCAGTCAATCGGTGACAGAATCGACCTTAAACAGACCAAATGGGCTGACCTCATGGCAGATACACCACCGATTCTAAAAGCAAACGGTGAGAAGCTGGATGGACCTCTGTACGGAGTACTGCGGACACCACAGGCAAACAATGTAGACATTAGCACACCACTTGGACTTCCAATATTTGCAGAAGCCATTGAAGAACTAAAAGACCTCGACATTGCATACAGCCGTAATGCCGGAGAGATTTTTGATTCTCAGAAGATTGTTCTGGCAGATGATAGACTGCTGATGCCAAGCGGTACACCTGTAGCAGCCATGTCGCCACAGGGCATGGAGAACAGACGGAATGAGATGAACTTACCGCACTTTGTCAAGAATGTATTCGGACAGGATGAGAAAGAATTCTATCAAGAAATCAATCCACAACTCAACACAGATACCCGTATAGCCGGCATAAATGCCCTTTTAAGCCAGTTAGGGTACAAGATTGGATTCTCCAATGGGTATTTTGTTTTCAACGAATCTAGCGGCATTCAGACAGCTACAGGAGTAGAAGCGGAACAGCAGAGGACAGTACAGTTTGTTAAAGACGTTCGAGACAAACTGGAATCCTGTCTGAACGAAGTAATCTACGCACTGAACGTTTACGCTGACCTGTACGGACTTGCGCCTGTCGGAGCCTATGAAGTCAATTATGATTTCGGAGATATCCTGTATGTGCGTGAAAACGACCGTGCAAGATGGTGGCAGTATGTGACTACTGGCAAGGTTCCGGCATGGTTGTATTTCGTAAAGTTTGAAGGAATGACGAAAGAAGAGGCGGTAGCAATGATCAAAGAAGCTCAGCCAGACGAGCCAACATTATTCGGAGAGGAGTAAAAAGATGGCAGATAAACCAGTAACAAGGGAAGAAAAGTATCTTGCGTACTTGACAGGCGATTACAAGGGTGAACTCCCGAAGCCAATTACGAGAAAAGAGAAGTATTTATACGAATTATGCTTAAAAGGAATTGGCGGTGAAATTTCGCCGGAAGAAATCAAGAATGCAGTGAATGAGTACCTTGAAAAGAACCCGGTCAAGCCCGGAGCCACGGCAGAACAGGCACAGCAGATTGAGCAGAACAAGACGGATATTGCTTTGCTAAAGGAAGACTTATCCAACAAAATTACAAAGTTCTATGCATCGAATCAGGGTGAAACTCATATTACTGATTCCGACAATGGAAAGATTCAAGATATGATGATATATGGTAAATCATCACAGGATGGAACACCAACGCCTGATAATCCAGTTGAGATTAAGAGTGTTGTGAATCCGACAGTAAAGATATCAAACGAAGATGGAACAAAATCTCAGACCGTCGCCCTTCCATACACCTTAAACGCAATCCCTGTAAGCTCAGGTGGTAACGTTACAATCGACGGTCAACAGTATATTGCGGATTATGTGGATGTGGAACATGGGAAAGTAATACGAAATATATTGAAGTGGAGTTTAGGTGATTTTAAATACGGTTTTAATAATGCGGTATGGCATGTGAACATTTCTGAACTCGGTATTGATGGTTCAAAAATTGGTTTGTCAAATATGTTCAAAATTCAAAGTGGCAACTACAATGGGGTAACAGCTTCAGAATTGTATATTGCCTATGACGGAAAAGTAGCATCATTAAACATGAGAGGTATGACAGATGAAGAATTTAAGAAATGGCTTCGTGAGAAAAATCCAGAAGTATATAATGTGCTGACTGTCGCAGAAGAAATTCCTATCACTCCGGAAGAAGCCTTAGCGTTCAAGCAGTTAATGACCTATTACCCAGTAACCAATATAGGTGTCAACAGTGAACAGCTTGATGGATATACAGTATTTAACTATCCGATTAGCATGGCTAATGGTTGGAACTATGTGAAACAGCAGTTAAATGACAACCGAGATTACATCTACGATATGGACTTACAATCAGCAGAAGCCTATGTAAACAGCGAATATGCGGTGGCATTAACAGAATTGGAGGTATGATTATGTTATATAGAACATTACTGAAACTAAAAAAAAGAAACGGACTGACAGATGATTTAAAGAATAAGATTGATATTTTCTTTGCGACTGGCAGGATTACAGAGGAACAGTACAATGAGCTGATGGATATTAATAAGGAAGAAGAACCGAAAGCGGAAACTAATTAACTAAAGAGGGCTTTAGTTAACCAGTAAAAATCAAAACATGTACCACAACATTTACTGAAAGAGGTGATATACTATGCTTAGGCCTGAATATTTACGCCAGATAACAGAGGGCAGTGAACAAATTGCAGAAGAACTGCATCAGTATATCATCTCTGAGATCGTGTCGCGGATGATGGCAAGAATCGGCAGGGGCGAGGACTATATTCTGACCAATGCTGATGCGTGGAGAATCAGAACGCTGCAAGAATCCGGTGAACTACTAGAGGACATTCTAGCAGAATTATCCAGATATACTAAACGCGAGCAACAGGAGCTTCTTGAAGCGTTTGAAGATGCCGGAATCACTGCAATGAACTATGATGACAAGGTATACAAGGCGGCAGGATTAAGCCCTGTACCGCTTGAACAGTCCCCAGCTATGATAAGGCTCATGGAGCGGAATATGCTTGCAACTATGGGCGAGTGGAAGAACTTCACACGGACAACTGCAAGTGCCGCTCAGAGGCTCTATATCGAGCAATGCGACCTTGCATATAATCATGTGATGACTGGGGCGGTTGGGTATACGCAAGCCATCAAAGAGGCGGTTAACAACGTTGTGAGTGATGGCGTATATGTTGAGTACATAAACAAAGAGACAGGAAAGAAAAGACGTGATACAATCGAAACAGCAGTAGCACGTTCTGTCAGAACTGGTGTGGCTCAGGCTACGGGAGATATATCTCTAAAGCGCATGGAAGAAATGAACTGGGATTTAGTTTTGGTCAGTGCGCACATAGGAGCCAGAACGGGTGATGGCGGTGAGAATCCGGGAAATCACTCATGGTGGCAAGGCAAGATATACTCTCGTTCTGGCAAGAGTAAGAAATTTCCGCCGTTCTCATTGACCGGATACGGGACAGCAAGTGGACTGTCAGGGGTCAACTGTCGGCATAGCTTCGGAGCCAGTGACGGAGAATTTAACCCTTATGCAGAATTATCGGCGCAGGATAAAGCCGACAAGGGTAAACAGTACGAAAAGGAACAGCGGCAACGTACTTATGAACGGAGAATCCGCAAAACGAAGCGCGAAGTCCTTGGACTGCAAGCAGGAGTTGACAATGCACCGAATGAAAAGGCGAAATTCGCACTCCAACAAGACCTTGACCGGAAGTCTTATCTTCTCCAAAAACAAAATGCTGCATATAAGGATTACTGCGAGCGGAACGATTTGAGGGAATTGCAAGACCGGCTCATGATTGCTAAGTGGAACCGCCAGAACGCTGTAAAAGCCAGAGGAGCGGCAAAACGATATAAAACAGCAAAGGGGATTAACTGATGGACAGATGGGAGTATTTTAATCCTAATCCTGTTAAGGATAAGAGGACAGGAGATTGCGTTGTCCGGGCAATATGCAAGGCAACCGGCTTCGACTGGGAAACAGTATTTGCTGGATTAATGGTACAGGCGTGTGCTCTGTCAGATATGCCAAGCGCAAATTATGTCTGGGGAGCGTATCTCTATAAGCATGGATACAGACGCAAGCTGATAGAACAGTCAGAGCGATATATCTATACGGTCAACGACTTCTGCACAGACCATCCGACAGGCACATACATTCTCTGCATAGATGGTCATGTGGTGACAGTGCAAGAGGGCAAATATTTCGATACATGGGATAGCGGTAATGAGATCCCGGTATATTACTGGGAAAAGGAGTAGCTAAATGAGCATATCAGAATTTGTACAGATTTTCCTCTCTATCTGCGGAGGGGTGTCTATTGTCGGAGGGGCAGCGGCTGTAATCTTTAAATGGATTGCACCGGCATTTCGACTTAATAAGCGAGTAGAGACACTGGAAGAACATGATAGACGAGACTATGAAAGCCTTCAGAGAATCGCAGAACGAGATTCATTAATTCTGGAAGTGTTATCAACCATGTTGGATAGTCAGATTAGTGGGAATAACGTCGAAGAATTAAAAAAAACAAAACAGAAGCTTACAAATTATCTTGCGCAGAATCAGCGTTAGCATTAGTAAGGGGTATGCTCATGAAATTATATGTGTTCACAAAGAAAGATATAGACAGGTTCTTGACAGAGTGTAATTTTACACCGGATGAAGAAAAGCTGTTCCGGCTGAGATGTCAGGAACACACTCTTGAATACTGTGCTGAGAAAATGAACGTGAGTATATCCACGGCGAAACGATTAAGCCGGAGGGTGAATAATAAAATAATTAAAGTGTGTTAAGACGACAATAAAAGCCCCCGGGATTATCTCTCAGGGGCTTATTTTGTGTCTTTCCAAAATGGAAATATTAAAATTTGCACTTATTCAGTACTATTTCAAATTTACATTCAATTACCTCAGTAATTGTTGTCTAAATAATACTATAAATCAGATGAAAAAACAAGGATTGTTTAAATTATCACAATCTGTAATTACTTTCATTCCTCTATCTAAATATTTTACTCGAACATCATTAAATCTTCGCTTTCTCTTGCTGATCGTATAATCTTTATGAACTGTGTAAACAGTTCCGGGTGTTTCTGCCGTAGCCGGTGCATAAGCGCACATATCGAGCGTCGTTTCCTGCGCTGGCAAAATATCAACAATCCGCACATCGTCAATTCTTATCAAGTCCTCATATCGTCCCAGACTTGGAAATGTCCGCGGGTTCAGAATCTTTCTGTAGATCACTTCGACTTCTTTCTGACTTTCCGGCATAACATGCAATCTCAGGTCAAGATCAGACACCATGCTTTCATAAATCGGTGTATTGACCCAGCCTACAAACGAATCCCCAGATTTTACCCTGACCGGAAAACGCTGCTTAAACTCCTCTGTCTCTGATCCTGCGACAGCTCCGCCACGCCACCTCATGCAAATTTCCGGCTTGTTCATGACTCCATTGCCGGATACAGATATCTTCATATCATGCCAGCTATCCCACTGACAAAGAAAATGGACCATACCGGCAATTGTAGAAAAAGGCGGGAGCGGGTATGTTTCGCCCCGCTTGCCATTCCATCCCGGTATTGAAAACCGGGCGGTATCCATATGCCCTTGTATCATTACTGCTTTCATGCGTTCATTTCCTTGTCTGCTCGGAATCCTTCAAGAATATTATTGTACAGACTTTCTGATATTTCTTCATCCATCAACGGATGCCTTTCCTCAAGTTCGGCGTCAAGGCTTGCGTCTATGTCTGCAAGCGCCTGTTCTCTGTCAAATCCCATTTCTACAGCTTTGTTTAATAAATCAATTGTTTTCTTCATTTCTCTTTCCTCTATTTTCTTAAATTTCTTCTGTGTAGGAAATTCTAAGAGTATTGTCCTCAACTTCCCAGAAATAATTTTTACTGTCATATTTTTCGAGGTTTCTAAACTCCTCGATTTCTCCACTTGTCAGTGTCATTTCTACGGTCACCGGTTCGGTTCCCATCTTCCCGGTTTTCATTGCTTCTTTCTCAATTGCTTGATCAATTTTTCTTTCTAGCATCTTTTTCCTCCTTATGCCCGAGCATATGAAATAAAATTCTGCTCGGCGGTTTCGTCAACAAGTTCCGCCGGGATTCTCACCCAGTTCTCACCCAGAGAATTTATAAAATCCTCTTTCTGAGCTTCTGTGCCGCACAGCCAAGCTGCTGTAACTTTGACACATCCGAAACTTTCGGAATTATTCCGGGCAACCTGTTTTAATTCAAATTCTTTCATTTTTTCCTCCTGTCCGCCCCTCGCGGGGCTGTGTGATTGGTTTTCTTTAACTGTCTTTATTATACATCTATGTGCGTTATATGTCAAGCGTATATGTGCGTTATTTTTATTTTTTTTCTAACCTGTCGAGTTCCGACAGAACAACATCCCGGATAAAGGCACTGTTGCTCTTGCCGAGGCCGAGCTTTTCAATCCTCTCTTTAGTTCCTTTTGGAAAGACAATATTCAGTCTATAGTTATTGTTCTCATACTTCCTTATCGCTCTTTTCTGCGCTTCTGTTGCCATGTTAACTCCTCCTTTTTCTCAATTATAAATCTATGTGCGTTATTACACAATACTTTTTCGATACTTTTTTGAACTTTTTAGATTGATATATCTATGCAAAAATATAATCAGAAAGGCGGTGCATAAGATGGCATTATATAACAATCCTTATCAATACAGTTTTGGCGTTCCGGGACAGATGAATCAGTTCCAGCAACAGCCTGTCCAGATGTCAGCTCAACCAGTACAACAACCCCAGCAGAGCAACAATGGCATCCTGTGGGTTTCCGGTGAAGTCGGCGCAAAATCCTATCTGGTAGCACCCGGGACAAGTGTTTTGCTAATGGATTCAGAGAGCGAAAAGTTTTACATAAAATCCACAGACGTTTCCGGTATGCCGCAGCCATTACGGACGTTTGAGTATCATGAAGTAGGCACTCAGATGCCGCCTAAACAGCCTGCTCAGAGCATGGACAGTAAATATGTCACCAGACAGGAATATGACGATTTAAAGGGTAAATACGAAGCTATTATAAACCGATTAAATTCTTTTTCTGAACCTGTTAGGGCTAATACCGTGCAGGAATCAGCAGTCAAGGGAGGAAACGCAGATGAGTAATCCATTATTTAACGCGCTTGGCGGTGGGATGCCGCAGGGAAACGGACCAATGCAGATGATACAGCAGTTTATGCAGTTTAAGCAGAATTTTAAGGGAGACCCGAAGGAAGAAGTTCAGAAGATGTTACAGTCTGGACGGATTTCCCAACAGCAACTTAATCAGGTTCAGCAGATGGCAGGACAATTCCAACACATGCTGAAAGGAATGAAATAGTACATTACAATCTGGCCAGATTGATGTAAATACACAAAAAGGAGATTATAACTATGGATGGAAATTATAGCTTAGCAGATATTGCCGCTGCTACTGGAAACGGTAGAAATAATGACGGCATGTTTGGCGGAGACGGTAGCTGGTGGATTATTGTTTTATTCATTTTTGCTTTCTTTGGATGGGGAAACAACGGCTGGGGCAATAATGGCAACGGCGGCGGATATGCAGCCACAGCAGCTACTCAGGCAGATATTCAGAGAGGATTCGATAACTCCGCAGTAATCAGCAAGCTTGACGGAATCAACAACGGTCTCTGTGATGGATTCTATGCCATGAACAACGGTATGCTTACCGGTTTTAACGGAATCAACGCCAACATCATGCAGACTGGATTCGGAATCCAGCAGGCAATCAATGCTGATACTGTAGCGAATATGCAGAACACAAACGCATTGCAGGCGCAGCTTGCGAACTGCTGTTGTGAAACCAGGGAAGCTATCCAGGGCGTAAACTACAATATGGCACAGAATACCTGCGCGTTACAGAACACCATGAACAGCAACACAAGAGATATCATTGACAGCCAGAACGCCGGAACAAGAGCGATTCTTGACTATCTTTGCAATGAAAAGATTTCTAATTTGCAGGCTGAGAACAATGATCTCAGACGTGCTGCATCTCAGGATCGCCAGAGCGCACTTCTCACAACTGCAATGGCTTCTCAGACACAGCAGCTCATTAATGCAATCAATCCAGCACCGATCCCGGCATATCAGGTTCCTAACCCGAACACATATTACGGATGTGGATGCAACACTGGATGCAATTGCTGATAACTTCATATCGAGAGTATCTTTCGATTGATTTCGGATGTCGGCTTATGCCGTATTACACAGAGGGGCAGGCTGAGACCTGTCCTTTTGTGGTAGAAAGGAGTATTTTTATGGCAGAATTTACAAATGTAGCTGCTCAGACGGTAGCAGCAAATGGAAACGTAGTATTTTCAAATACAGCAGTTAAAGGTTCTAACTGCATCCAGCACAGAGAGGGAAGTGGAATTATCACACTGAGAGGACTGACTAACCAGTGTAAAGCGAGATTCTTCGTGGATTTTTCTGGTAATATCGCAATTCCAACAGGCGGTACTGTCGGAGCTATTTCTCTGGCAATTGCAATCTCTGGTGAGCCGGTTCTTTCTTCCCAGATGATTTCCACACCGGCAGCAGTAAATCAGTACAATAATGTGTCCTCTGGCATCTATATTGATGTGCCTCGCGGATGCTGCGTTAATATCGCGGTAGAAAACACAAGCGATCAGGCTATTTCTGTTGCGAACGCGAACATTGTTGTGACCAGAGAAGCGTAGGAGGTGTGATTATGAGAGATATTAAAGACTTATGCGCAAGAATCGAAGACGAGCTGTCCAAAATCGCTGATAATGGACTGACCACCGGAAATCTGGAAATGACATACAAACTGATTGATATGTACAAAGATATCAAGAATACGCAGTACTGGGATAAGAAAGTAGAGTACTATAACACTGTCCTTGATGAGATGCGTGGTGGATACAATGACGATTACAGCGAACGTGGAAGAAAGCGCGACAGCATGGGGAGATACAGCTCAAATGATGGCAGAATGATGCCAGATTACGACAGAGGTAGTTCTTATGCCAGACGCGGCGAGCATTATGTTAGAGGGCATTACAGCCGCTCTGACGGACGAGATGCCTACGATGACTATATGACACAGAAACAGAGCTATCGCTCCGGCAAGTCTGAAGACTGCAAAAGAAAGATGCTTGCCGCTCTGGAAGAACATCTTGACGAACTCACAACAGAAATGAGCGATATGTCCAAGGACGCAGAGTGCCGGGAGGAACGCGACCTTGTCAAGAGATACGTGGAAAAACTCCGTGATATGCTCTAAAAATGCAAAAGTGGTAGAGAGGTAGTTAAAAGAAATCTGTTATAATGTAATTGTGCAGCAGGAAGCACAAATAAAACGGTTGTTTTTGACATTTTCGTTTTAATCCTCCTTTCTTTAATTTTTGTAGCTGGTGCGCACGCTTAATGGAAAGTTGAGCAGGTTCGAGTCCTGCCGTGCGTATTTGTCATCTGGCACGCAAGATGGCTCACCTCCTTGATTAAGGTTTTTGTTATTCATACTTTTCTTTTAAAAAAAGAAATAAATATCCGAAACAACTCGTGGCAGGCATGACACGTTAAATACTTTGCTAACCCGGGAATCCGGGTTAATGGAATGTAGCTCAGGTGGAAGAGCGGAGAGCGCATAGCTCTTGACGTCGCAGGTTCGAATCCTGCCTTTCCGATTACCTCGCCAGTGGTCTAACTGGCTTAATCCACACCTGCGGCGGCAGGTCAATAAACACGACCAGGAGGATATATATGCAGAAACTTATTGACACTTTAAAATCATTTGGAATTGAAATCCCGGAGGACAAACAGGCAGATGTAAAGAAAGCGCTTTCTGAGCATTATAAGAATGCGAAAGAAGTAGCAAAAACTTTGTCAAAAATTGAGGGAGAACGAGATAACTGGAAAGAACGTGCCGAGACAGCAGAGGAAACTTTAAAAGGTTTCGACGGTATCGACCCGGCGAACATTCAGACAGAGCTTGCTGGATGGAAGAAAAAAGCTGAGGATGCAGAGAAAGAATTCAATGCAAAAATCTACGACCGTGATTTCTCAGATGCTCTGAAAACAGCACTCGATGATGTTAAATTTTCGAGTGAAGCTGCAAAGAAGTCTGTTATGGCGGACATCAAGGAAGCAGGATTGAAACTGAAAGATGGTAAAATCCTTGGGCTGAACGACCTGATTGAGCAGATGAAGCAGTCTGATTCATCCGCTTTCGTGAATGAATCTCAGCAGCAAGCTCAGCAGAATCAGGCAAGATTTACCACTCATGTTGGACAGCAGCAGACACCGGGAAGCATGACAAAGAAAGATATCGAAGCGATCAAAGACCCGTCCGAGAGACAGGCTGCAATTGCTCAGAACATCCAGTTATTCCAGTGATTTTTTTTACACCGACTATGCGCCAGAGTATAGCCGCTAACCCAATACCTTAAAAAATTATGGGTAGAAAGGATTTTTTATATGGCAGCAAAAGCTAATCTTATTATGACAAATGATATCCAGGTCACAGCACGTGAGATTGACTTTGTTACCAGATTCGAAAGAAACTGGCAGCACTTACGTGATATTCTGGGTATCATGAGACCTATCAAAAAACAGCCGGGTGCTGTACTCAAGTCCAAATACGCAGAGGGTACTTTACAGAGCGGAAATGTTGGTGAGGGTGAGGAAATCCCTTACAGCAAGTTTACTGTAAAAGAAAAGAACTATGCGGAAATGACTATCGAAAAGTACGCAAAGGCTGTATCTATCGAAGCGATTAAGGATCACGGTTACGAGAACGCTGTTCAGATGACCGATGATGAATTCCTTTTCCAGCTTCAGACTGATGTTACCGGCAGATTCTATGACTATCTGAAAACCGGTACACTTACTTCCACAGAAACAACATTTCAGATGGCTCTGGCAATGGCCAAAGGCCGTGTAGAAAACAAATTCAAGCAAATGCACAGAAACGTGACTGGCGTCGTTGGATTTGTGAATATTCTGGACGTATATGAATATCTCGGAGCGGCTGAGATTACTATTCAGAACCAGTTCGGATTCCAGTATATGAAGGATTTTATGGGATTCAACACAATCTTTTTACTGTCTGACAGCGAAATCCCGAGAGGACAGGTTATTGCTACTCCTGTTGAGAACATTGTCCTGTACTATGTAGACCCGAACGAATCTGACTTCGCAAGAGCAGGACTTGTATACACCGTATCTGGTGAGACAAACCTGATCGGATTCCATACACAGGGCAACTACCACACAGCAGTGTCCGAAGCGTTTGCAGTTATGGGACTTACTCTTTTTGCGGAGTACATTGATGCAATCGCAGTAATTACCATTGATGAAACGCCAACGCTTGGCACTCTGACAGTAAATTCCGTGGCTGGAACAGAAAGCGGTAATACAAAAATCACTGTAAATCCGGCTAAGGAAAATGCTGGCAATGTGTATAAATACAAAGTTGCGGCAGATGCAGTAACTGTTGGATATGGACAGAATCTCAGAAACTGGAGTACTTGGGACGGAAAAGCTGATGTTAAGGCAGCAACCGGACAGAAGATTACAGTGGTTGAGTGCGACGGAACATACAAAGCACTGAATTCCGGAAGTGCAAGCGTAACAGCGAAATCATAAACGTAGGAGGTAACTGGCATGGCTTATGTAGATTATAAATTCTATACAGAATCATTCGGCAATGTCGTGCCAGAAACCGACTTTCCACGACTGGCAGAAAGAGCCAGTAATTTTGTGGACACAATGACGTTTGACAGACTGGTGGACGGACTGCCAACAAACGAACGCTCACAGAAGCGTATCAAAAAGGCGGTCTGTTCATTGGCTGAATTAATGTATCAGCTGGAACTTGCTGAGAAAAATGCAACTTCTTACGCCACCATGAATGGGTCTTCTGTATCAACCAGACCTGGTGAATATGGTTTAGTAACAGATGGTGATGGAAACATTCAGCTAGTAAGAGGGGCGTCGGCAGAAAATAGCAAGGTAAATGCTCAACTTGTATCAGATGCAAATGGTAATGTTCGGCTGACAAACAGTAAGGAAGATTCTGGCGATAAAAATACTGGAATTGTAACATCTATAAGTTCTGGCAGTGAATCTATTTCTTATGCGACACCTCAGCAGATTGGGGCAAGCGCAAAGGAATGGAGTGCGGTATATGCCGCCGCCGGAGATGCGCAGAAAACGAACGACTTGCTTCTTAAGGCAGCTTTACCGCTTCTGATGGGAGTAAGGACGGATGATGGAATACCAGTATTGTATGCAGGAGTGTAATTAATATGAATAAAGTAATGTGCTTTTTAACTGGCGGGCATAAATTCAAAAGTCCTGCCAAATCAAAATGTAATGACAAAGAAAAGACTTGCACCATTACGGAAACTTGCTGTAAATGTGGAAAACAGTTTTCATTTACAGGTACATACAAACAGTTTGGTATTCCAGATGTGAGGTGAAATTATGGATATTTCAACATTAGGCTCATGTATAACAATCGTTATGATTTGCTACATCGTAGGAATGGGCTGTAAAGCGTCAAAAAGAATCTCTGATGAATGGATTCCGGTAATCATGGCAGTTATTGGTGGAATTCTCGGAGCGGTCGGGATGGGAGTTATCCCGGATTTCCCGGCAACGGATTATATAACAGCAGTTGCGGTTGGTATGTTTAACGGATTGTCGGCTACTGGCGTGAATCAGGTTATCAAGCAGGTAGTGCAGAAAGAGTGATTTTATGGGCGGACGTGGTGGCAGTAGTGGGTTAAGTAACGAGAAGCCGGTTTCTAAGCTTATTGCGAAGGTGTACTTTAATTCTTCAAAGAAAAGTGACGCTTTAAGAGGGAGCGGAACTGTTAAAAAAGACAGTAAACTTGAGAAGGTCATTAATTCGGAAAACACTAGCTACTTTAAGTCAATCAAGACAAAGAGCGAAGCAGTAAAGACAATGAATTATATAAATGACAGATTAAGTGAGAGTAAAAGGAAAATCGCAAAACTTGGAAGTGCAGAAGCGTTATTTAAAAATCAAAGGCTTGCTATAGAACATCGAAAATTAGTTAATGCCAGCGTAGCCATGAGAGATGAAATGCACAAATTTTCAAAGACCTCTGAAAAAGGTGATATAAGTGCTTTGCACGATACAAGCCGCACTACTACCACTTATGACAGAGCCAGAAAACGCAGAATGAAAAACTTTGATTCATGGTTCTTTGGAAGCGGAAAGAAGTAATCTATGGCAAACCGAGAGACAAGTATAGCTTACGAAAATTTGAACCGCCGCATCTTTCCCGGTGTTGGTGAATACGGTATACCGCAGATAGAACCTGAGACATTCGAGGGCAACTGTGAATTTGTCGGTTTTAATTATGCCAGAGGAAAATGCAGTAATCCAGAAGAGAAAGCCGTTCATTTCTTCTTAGATGATTACCAATTCGATGCACTATGGAGAAACCCAGACAGATATGCGGATAAGCTGAGCAAATTCCGGTACATTCTAACACCAGATTTCAGCACCTACACCGATTTTCCGAAAGCTATCCAGATATACAACCATTACCGCAAACACTGGATAGGTGCATATCTGCAAGAATATGGTTGCCGCGTGATTCCAACAATCTCATGGAGCACGCCAGATTCTTACGATTGGTGTTTCGATGGGGAGCCAGAGGGCGGAACAGTTGCAGTATCTTCTGTTGGTTGTATGAACGGAAAGAAAAAGAAAGAACTGTTTCTTTCCGGTTACAATGCCATGATTGAGAAGTTACACCCAGAAAGCATTGTCTTTTATGGAAAAGTGCCAGAAGAGTGCAAAGGAAACATTGTCAGAATCAAGGCATTTTCCGACAAATTTAACGAGGTGAAGTGTAATGGGTGGTAGAGGTGGTACAAGCGGTTTCGGAAATGGAAACGTTGTCATACATAAGCAAGCCGAGCCAAACAAACAGGGCTATTCCTATTATATGACTGGAACAAGAAATGTAATATCGAACTGGGACGATGATGGTAATTATCATGCCAAAGGAATTGCTAAGAAAGAGGATGTTAGGCAACGCTTTGACAGCGTAGAAGAAGCCATTAAATACGCAAAGAAGAACAGATATAAATATTTGAGACTGTAAAAAGGAGGGTATCATGTATTCGTCTAAAATTACACTTTTCAACTATTACGAAAGTGCCACAACTGGAGATGCGTACTGGTATCCTCATGTTTTATCCGGTGTCGACCTCATTACCGACAAGGGAGCAATCCTCAAGAAGTACGGACCAGACGCAACTGACAACGCACAGTTACACATTCGTTATACTGTTCAGAATGGCGATATAACCATTACTGATAAAGATGGCAAGATTCTTCCATGGGTGCCGCCTAAGGAGTGGAAACAGCAGATTAATAACGCTCTGGAAGATACTATCACATTCTCGGACGAATCATTCTTTTGGGAGGGTGAGTGGACTGGTGGAACGGTATCTGATGGTGATTATCGGAATGGATTCTACCAGTACATGAATGAGAACAAGGATAACGTGTTTAAGATTACCAGTGTAGGTGGTCCATATACACTGATTCCACATTTTGAGATTCTGGGTAAGTAATATGAGTAAGATTCATCATTTCAAAGGATTCTCCATAGTTGACGGAGATATGAAAATAAAGTTGAATATGGACAGGTTTTCCAGACAGTATCGAGAAGCCCAGTACCTCCTTGATGGAATGGTCATGGACAGTATGGTTCCGTTTATGCCGATGATTACAGGTGACTTTATCAATCGAACAAGAGTTGAGAGTACATCCTTACAAGGAACTGGGAAAGTATGCGCAGCGGCGGCTCCTTATGGACGTTTTCTGTATGAAGGAAAAGGAATGGTCGATGAAGCAACTGGAAGCCCCTACGCAAGACGTGGAGCAAAGAAAGTCCTTGTCAGTCAGTTTTCTGGTCAGACAGCCGCAAAGGAAAATCTTGAATACACCAAACAGGCTCACCCACAGGCACAGGCAAAGTGGTTCGATGCCGCAAAACGGCAATACGGATCAACATGGATTCGTAAAGTAAAAGCACAGGCAGGAGGTGGCAGACATGGCGGATAAACCTATTGGAAAAGACGCAACTGGATATGAGATTCTGACAGATGCCATGAAAGCACTTCTGAACCAGTATCCGGGACTATACGAAAATGAAACAATTAAATTTGAGGAACTTGGCAAGGAATCAGGAATTGCGTTCTCAGCAGACAACGGGGCGCTGATCTATTCAGAAAAAGAAGATGTCTGCGGCACAATGCATCAGGTATGCCAGTACCCATTTTATGTAATATACCGAACAGCGTCCGACAAAGAACGGCAGAAACTATCTGTTCAGAAGTTCCTTGACAATCTCGGTAAATGGATATGCCGGGAACCAGTTATTATAAATGGCTCTGAGACGCGTTTAAATGTGTTTCCAGAGCTTTCGCAGGGGCGAGTGATAAAACGTATCACCCGTGACAACTCCTATGGTTTAGAGCCGCAGGAAAGTGGTGTGCAGGATTGGTTATTGCCATTGTCAGTACGCTACGAAAACACTTACGAAGTAATATAACAAGTAACAACCGGCTATCAATTGGAGGTAGTCGCTAACCTACACAGCCTTTTAAAAGTTATAGGCAGAAAGGACATTTCTATGGCAGTTACAGGCAAGATTGACCGTAAATATATGGCTCATTACATTGACGCAGGCTCCCTCTGTGGAGGGCTGACGCCGAAATATGAGCGTCTTGGAAAAGATCTGGAAGAGTACAATGTCGAGCTCAATCCAGACACTGAAACATCTAAGAACATTCTTGGAGAATCCACATTTAAACACAATGGCTACGAAGTTTCTTCTGACGCTGATCCGTTCTATGCAGACACTACTTCTGATCTGTTTACAGCATTACAGAAGATTGTAGATGGACGTCTCAAAGACGACAACCTCAAAACAAAAGCAGTTGAGGTTCATCTCTGGACAGAAGCTACGGCAGGTAAGTATGAAGCGTATCAGCAGGATTGCTACGTTGTGCCGACCTCCTATGGCGGTGATACATCCGGATATCAGATTCCATTTACCGTCAATTATACCGGCGAACGTGTAAAAGGAAAGTTTGATATCAGTTCCGGTACATTCACAGCTGACAGCGAATAATTTTTAGGAGGATATAGAAAATGGCAAAAACAATTAACACAAACATTGATGATGGATTTCTTCTTTTCACATTTACAAATAAACAGGGTGAAGTGTTCTCTTCATTTAAACTGAACCCTACTGACATTAACATTGCGGCAAGAGCGGAAGAATTGGAAACTTTCTTTGAACAGGCTCAGGAATCTGTTAAAAATGTTTCTTCCAGTAAAGAGATGGCGGAGATTAATAAGCAGATTGAGGACAAAATCAATTATATGCTCGGGTACGAAGCATCTAAAGATTTATTCAAAGAACCAATTACCGCAACAACTGTTTTTGGAAATGGTCAGGTGTTCGCCTATATCGTTCTTGATAAAATCAATGAAGCACTTACTCCAGAAATTGAAAAGAGAAAGAAAAAAATGCAGGAAGTAGTCAATAAGTACACGGAGAAGTATACAAAATGACCGCCTATGAGTTGCCCACCTCACTAAATATCAGTGGGGTGGATTTTTCTATCAGAACGGATTTTCGAGTAATTATTGATATTCTGGTCGCCATGAATGACCCAGAATTGGACGAACAGGCGAAAGCTGTTGTTATGTTACAGATTTTGTTTGAGGACTGGCAAAGCATACCCCTGGAACATCTTACAGAAGCTTGTCAGAAAGCTTGCGAGTTTATTGATTGTGGTCAATTCGATGATAGCCCGAACAAGCCCAAACCCCGTTTGATGGACTGGGAACAGGATGGAGATATGATCGTTCCGGCTGTGAACAAGGTTACTGGTAAAGAAATCAGATCAGTACCTTATATGCACTGGTGGACGTTTTTTGGATACTTTATGGAATCTGGCGAGTGCCTGTTCAACACCGTAGTTGGAATCCGGTCAAAAAAAGCAAAGGGTGAAAAACTCGATAAATGGGAGAAGAAATTCTATCAAGAAAATAAGAACATTATTGATATAAAAACACGTCTCAGCGACGAGGAGCAAGCGTACAAGGATGCGCTGAATGAGATGTTGAACCTCAAATAGTTAGGAGGTGGACACATGGCTGCTGATGGCTCAGTCATTATTGATACCAGAATGGACACATCAGGCGTGCAAAACGGCGTATCAGCAATCAGGCAGTCTTTTAACGGACTTGGCAGCGTAGTAAAAAAAATAGGTGTACTGATTGGCGGAGCATTTGCGATTGGAAAACTGACGCAGTTCGGTAAGGAATGCGCAGAACTCGGCTCTAACCTTGCCGAAGTGCAGAACGTGGTCGATGTTACATTCACAACCATGTCGGACAAGGTAAACGAATTTGCAAAGAATGCTATGACCACTGCTGGTCTGTCGGAAACCATGGCAAAACAGTATGTCGGTACGTTCGGAGCAATGTCTAAGTCGTTCGGATTTTCAGAATCACAGGCTTACGATATGTCAACAGCTCTGACGCAGCTGACTGGTGACGTAGCATCATTCTATAACATTAGTCAAGACTTGGCTTATATCAAGCTGAAATCAGTGTTTACGGGAGAAACGGAAACGCTCAAGGACCTCGGTGTGGTAATGACCCAGTCGGCGCTTGACCAGTTCGCGCTGGCAAATGGCTATGGTAAAACCACATCCGCCATGACTGAACAGGAGAAAGTGGCTCTACGCTTGGCTTTTGTACAGAAACAGTTGTCTGCCGCATCTGGTGACTTTATCCGAACATCTGGCAGCTGGGCAAACCAGGTACGAGTGATGCAGTTACAGCTGCAATCTCTCAAGGCAACAGTTGGACAGGGATTAATCAATCTCTTCACTCCTGTCCTGAAAGTTATTAACACTCTTCTTGGAAAATTGGCAACATTGGCAAACGCATTTAAGTCATTTACGGAGTTAATCACTGGTAAGAAATCTTCTGGCCAGACAGGTGCAAGTGGCGCAGGTCTTGTCGGAACAGACCCGATGGCTGATACGGCAGACCAATATGGAGATGCCGCCGACAACGCCGAGAAACTGGCAGATGCGACAAATGATACAGCAGATGCAACTAAGAAAGCTACTAAGGCGGCAAAAGGATATCTTAGCCCTCTTGACGAAATAAATAATTACTCAACTGATAAAAGTGTGGATTCGTCATCAAAAGTACCGGGTGCACCGGGCGCAACCGGCGGACTTGCGGACAAAATGAAAGATGCTGTGCAAAACGTTGATTATGGAAAAGTAGCAGAGGGTGAGACAGTTCTTGATAAGATGTCAAAGCCGTTAGAGAAGATAATCGACAGGTTTAAACAGCTGGCTAAGTTAATCGCAAAAGGATTCTGGGATGGGTTAGGAGACTACGAGCCGATTTTTGAAGGAATAAAAAAGGACCTTGATTCTATACGGAAATCCTTAAAGGATATCTTCACTGACCCGGAAGTTACCAAAGCAGCAAATAATTTTTTCGATTCATATGCATATGCAATTGGGCAAGTTGCTGGTTCATTCGCCAGAATTGGATTGACAATTGCGCAAAACATCATAGGTGGAATCGAGAAGTTTCTGAGTCAAAACGTACAAAGAATAAAAAACTATCTGATAGATATGTTTAATATCGGCTCTGAAATTGCACAAATAGGCGGAAACCTTGCAGTTGCTTTTGCCGATGTTTTCTCAGTTTTTGGCGGAGAAACTGCGCAACAAATTACAGCGAATTTAATTGGAATCTTTGCTGAAATTGGAATGGCTCTTACGGAAACAGCTGCGAAACTTGGCAGAGATATTCTGAACATGATTGCGCAGCCTTTTATCGACAATAAGGACATTTTAAAGTCAGCAATCGAGGGTAGCCTCGGAGTAATAGAAACCGTAACAAGTAGTGTTCTAACAGTTATTCAAACCCTTAGCGACGCAATATCGAGGTTATACGATGAACATATAAAACCGTTTTTTGATTCTATAGCGAATGGATTATCAAGCATATTTGAGACTCTGATAACTGGATACAACACCTATATTCTTCCAGTTCTGCAAGGATTGGCAGAACAATTCAAAGGGCTATTAGAGGGACCATTAGGGGACGCAATTTTAAAGATAGAAACATTTCTCGGAAAACTCATTGATTCTCTGAAACTTCTATGGGAATCGGTGTTAGCTCCTTTAATTAACTGGATAATCGCGAATTTGCTTCCGGTTGTTGCGAAGATAATTGATGTTGTGGGGACTACAGCAATGAAAGTGATAAAATCACTGATTAAAATAATCGGTGATGTGGCAGATACACTGAGCGGAATCATCGATTTTCTTGTTGGTGTCTTTACGGGAGACTGGAAGCTGGCTTGGCAGGGAATAAAAGAAATTGCAAGTGGAGTATGGAATCTTATCAAGGACGTTATATCGGGTGCATGGAGTGCGATTAAAAGCATAATAAAAGGTGCGCTGAATATAATAAAGAGTGTTATTAATACTGCATGGAATGCGATCAAAACAGCAACTTCAACGGTCTGGAATGCGATTAAAAAGACTCTTTCTGGATTATGGAGTGCTCTTAAAACCACGGTAAAAACAGTGTTTGATGCAATAAAGACTAAGGTTGTGGGCGTGTGGGATAACATAAAGGATAAAACATCCCAAGTATGGAAAAGCGTTACTACCTTTATATCTACTAAGGTCGAAGCAATAAAAACTGCTATTACTGATAAATTTAACGCCGCCAGAGATGCAGTAAAATCTGCGTTTGAGAGAATTGTGGACTTTATTAAAAAGCCAATTAATAAAGCAATAAGCATTGTTAATAGCGCAGTCGGAATGATTAATAGTGCGATTGGCGGAATTGAATCGGCTTTCTCTTTCGGACCTTGGTCTGTCCCAACACCGTTCGGCACGAAAACCATTGGATTTCAAGCAACGTTCCCACGTGTCAGTACTATACCTTATCTGGCCAGTGGCGCAGTTATACCGCCACGAGGTGAATTCCTTGCGGTGCTTGGTGACCAGAAAAAAGGCAATAACTTGGAAGCACCGGAAAGCCTGTTGCGCCAGATCGTCCGGGAAGAGTCAGGAAAAGGACAGAGAGATGGAAATACCTATAATGTTACAGTCAATGCATCTGGCAGGAAATTGTTAGATATTATTATCAGTGAAGCTGAAATGAGAAGAAATCGAAATGGGAAAAACCCATTTGAGTTAGCATAAAGGAGAAAATATGGCACAGGAACAGTTTAAAATAGACAATGTTGTTATAAGAGCACCGGATAGTTACAAACCGGTGTTCGCAACCACTTCTACAGAAGACTCTAAAAGAAGTCAGGATTTAATTATGCACAATACACCAATGGGAACAATTGGCGGATACGATATGCAATGGGGTGAACTTACGTGGACTGAAATAGCAACCATACTAAATACTGTACTTAACAAAAGTCAATTCACATTCCACCACAAAGACCCAACTATTCCGGGAAGATGGGTAGACAGAACATTCTACGCATCAAATTTCAATATGGCTGCGCAAACTCTGAAAGACGGGGAAGAAAAGTGGACAGATTTGTCTATCAATGTAAGGAGGATTGAACCAATTTGATAAATGTATCTACTCAGTTGAAGAAAGAATCTCTTACAAACAGAAATTATTACGTGACAGCAAATGTTACATTGTCAAATGGCGCAACTCTTAAGCTAGGCAAAAAAGA